TTTTGCGCAATAAAGCCTGAAAAAATCTGCGCATGGGATTTTTTGATTCTTTCGTCACGACGCGGGTCGCTGCTGCCGATCCAGCAACGCCCGACGTCGAAGCTTCACTTGCGCCTTACTTTACTGAAAACAACAACTTTTATTTTTACGGAATCCAAACAGCAAACCGCGCTGAAGCAATGTCAGTGCCAACAATTGCACGCGCATTGGGTGTCATTCAAACAATTTCATCACTTCCAATGCACACACGCAATGAAGCAACTGGCGAAAAAGTTCAACAGCCGCGTGTGATCAACCAACCTGACCCACGAATTCAGGGTTCAGTGTTTTGGGGTTGGATTATTTCAGATTTATTTTTCCACCCTGCCGCGTATGCGTACGTTATGGATCGCTACGCTGACACAGGAAAAATTCGCGCAATGGAACGCATTGCACCTGAACGCGTGTCAATTACAACAAACGCCAACGGCACTGAAATTGAAGCCTATGAAATTGACGGCACACCAGTTGACGCAAACAATTTGGTTGTGTTTGCAAATACTCAGGAAGGTTTGCTTGCTCGCGCCGGTCGCACAATTCGCGCAGCTGCGGCGCTAGAAAAAGCAGCAATGAATTTTGCAATGGAACCAATTCCACAAATGGTTTTAAGATCAAATGGAACTTCATTACCGCCTGACAGAATTGCAAAACTTTTGTCGTCATGGCGAACAGCACGCGCAAACAAATCAACAGCGTTTTTGAATGCTGACGTTGTTCTTGAAAAATTGGGCTTTGATCCAAAAAGCATTCAATTGAATGAAGCGCGCAATTATGTTTCACTTGAACTTTCACGCGCGTGTGGAATTCCTGCTTATTTCACTGATTCGCAACAATCCAGCTTTACTTATTCAAATGCGCTTGACAAACGTCGCGACCTTGTGGACTTTGCATTTCGAAATTACATGTCAGTAATTGAACAACGCATGAGTTTTGCGGATTTCACCCCCGCAGGAAATCGCGTTTCGTTCGACCTTGACGACTTTTTGCGTGGCAATCCTTATGAGCGCGCGCAAGTGTACGAAATACTCAACAGAATCGGCGCAATGAGCGTTGACGAAATCCGCGAAGAGGAAGACCTACTGCTATGAAAAAAGTGATTACACCAATGCACATTTTGGCAGCTGATTCAGCCAGCCGAACAATCACTGGGCGCATTGTCACATTCGAAGAAACAGGAAACGCGTCAATTGGCAAAGTGCAGTTTGCACGCAATTCAATTGAACCAACACCTGTTTTGTTAAACCTTGAACATGATCGCACACGCAGAATTGGCAAAACATTGGAAACAAGCCTTTCAGCTGACGGCACAGGAATTGACGCAACTTTCAAAATTGCAAACACAACAGCAGGCACTGACGCATTGGTTGAAGCTGCGGAAGGTTTACGCGACGGTTTCAGCGTCGAAGTTTATTTTGACGAATACGACACACTCAAAGACGGAACAATTCGAATCGTCAAAGGCGAATTGACTGGCGTCGCTTTAACAAGCGAACCAGCCATTCGTTCAGCTCGCGTTGAAGAAGTTGCCGCGACAGAAAATGAAGAACAAGTTTCTGATTCCACAATTGGAACAGAAGAAACACCAACGACAACAGAAAAGGAAAACGAAGTGGAAGACACCGTCAAAGACGCTTCAACCGCCGAAACGGTAGAAGCCGCTCAATCAGTAACAGTTGCCGCAAATTCAATTGGTGGTTTTACATCAAAGCCACGTTTGGAATTCACAGCTGCGAAATACCTTGAAAACACAATTCGCGCTTCAATGGGCGACGAAAATGCACGCTTGTACGTTGCAGCAGCAAGTGACACTTCAGACAACGCAGGACTTGTGCCTACACGTCAGCTCACTGAAGTGATCAACGGACTTGCAAACGGAACACGCAGCAACATTGACGCAATCAGTCGTGGGGTTTTGCCTGACGCTGGCATGTCATTTGAAATTCCAAAGATTACACAACTGCCAACAGTTGCAATTACAGCTGAAGCAGGAACACCTTCAGAAACAGATCAGAACGCTGCATTTGTAACAGTTGACGTGAAGAAGTATGCAGGACAGCAGACATTTTCGGTTGAATTATTAGACCGCACAAGTCCATTGTTCTTCAACGAATTATTGTCAAACATGGCTGCGCAAATGGCTAAGGCACAAGACACAGCTGTGAACGCAGCTTTGATCGCTGGTGCAACAGCTGACGGAACAACAACAACAACTTATCCAACAGCAGCTGAATTGCTGGGAATCGTCGCACGCGGCGCAGCTTCAGTTTATGCAGGCACACAAGGTTTTGCCCGCAACATCATCATGAACACTTCACAATGGTCAAACGCAATGACACTAAATGACTCAGGTCGTCCAATTTACAACGCAGCACAACCACAAAATGCTGGTGGCGTTGTTCGTCCAGACTCAATTCGTGGAAACATTGCAGGGCTTGATTTATACGTCACAGCAAACACAGCTGCGACAACTGACACTGACGGTTCAATTCTTATTGTGAACCCTAGTGCTTATACATGGTACGAAGGACCTACCTATCGCCTACGCGCCGACGTAATCGCTTCAGGTCAAATTTCGGTCATGGTGTACGGCTACGGCGCAATTGCAACCAAAATTGGTGCAGGTGCGTTTAAGAATAACAAGGCGTAACAGCCCAACCCAATCATGCGCTGTGGTCACTCCCGAACGCAGCGCAGCAGTCGAAAGGAAAACTCATGCCCAACATTGTCACAGCTTCGCAGTTGCGATCAGTGCTGGGCGTGAGTTCTTCTTTATACAACGACGCTTATCTTGAAGGCATAATTGACACCAGCGAAGCAGTAATTTTGCCAATGCTTGTCGCAAACACTGCGGCAGTCAGTCATTATGAATTGAAGTCAAACGTTGCGTTTTATTACACCCAGCGCCAACACCATTTTGTTGCGGGTCAATCAGTCATTGTGGCGGGGTTGCCTGCACCATTCAGTGCAACCGTCACAGTCGTTGACGTTGCGCCTTATTATTTCACAGCTGCAAACGTGAACGCCGACGTTACACAACGCGCCAGCATTCCTTCAGGATCAGCCACACTTTCAGGTTATTCAGCAGCTGACATTTACGCAAACAATCAAGCCATTGAATCAGCCGTGTTGGCAGTCAGCGTTGAAGTGTTTCAGTCACGCGTTGCCGCTGGCGGTCAAATTGAAGGCGTTGATTTTGCCAGCACGCCTTACAGAATGGGGCGCAGCTTAACAAACAGGGTTTCCACATTGCTTCAGCCATTTTTGGACAGTGAAGGAATTGTTCAATGACCGCTTCGACTATTTCAGGCACACGGTCAACGCTGGCGTCAGCTTTTAATTCACTAGCTGCAAACGTATTTTCCAGCGTTCCTGAATCACCTATTCCACCAGCAATTGTTATTGTGCCCAATTCGCCTTACATGGAAACTGCGCTAATTAACGACGCAACAACCAAAGTCAAGCTGAATTTTGCGGTCACAGTAATGGTTCAATACAACAGCAATGCGGCTGCGCTTGACAATCTTGAACAGCTGCTGATTGGCGTTCTTGCGGCAATGCCCGCAGGTTACATTGTTGGCAACGTTGAAAAACCCACAGTTCTTGAAATTGGTGCTTCACCAGTTTTGGCAGCTGACATCAACGTGTCAACTTACTACACCCAAACCAACTAAGGAGAAACTAACGTGGCAACGACGATCATCACGGGTCGCGATCTAACTTTGACGATCGCGTCCACAAATTACGACGCACAAGCCAGCAGCGCCGTATTATCAAACTCACCAACAATTGAAACTTACCAAACCCTTGACGGCAAGGCTTACAAGCACATTGACGACCAATGGACATTTGACGTTTCAATGTTGGCTGACTGGGGCGCAAGTGGTTCATTGTGCGAAGCACTATGGACAGCATGCGAATCAGCACCAAACACAACTTTGGCAGTGTCATTGACAGCAGTCACTGGCGCAGTCTTTGCGTTCAATGTCATGCCAGTTTTCCCAGCAGTGGGCGGCACAGCACCTGACGCGCAAACAGTGGATTTATCATTCACAGTCGTTGGAACACCAACGGAAACATTTAGCTAAACCAACAGAATCGGGAGAAAACAGAATGAAGCTACCAATAACAATTGAATACAATTCAGGGGAATCGGTGACATTTGTTGCCGCAATTCCTGAATGGGTCAAGTGGGAGAAGCACAGCGGTTCAACCATTAGCCAAGCAAGGGACAAAATCGGCGTTTCCGATTTGGTTTTTTTGGCTTATCACGCCATGAAGCGTGAAGCTGCTGGGAAACCAGTTAAACCAATCGAAGTGTGGACTGAAACTATTGCTGAAGTAACGGTTGGTGAGGCAGACCCAAAAGCTACGGCGTCGGAAGCTTAAACAGAATCATTTGGGAAATCGTCATTGCGACGGGGATTCCAAAATCTGAATTGGAAACAGCGGAAGACATTCTGACAGTTCTTGAAATAGTCGAAAGGCGGGCACATGGCAAGTGAAGCGATCAGCTACGACAAAGCTGAACTTCGCGCCATTGCCCGTTCTTTCAAAGCAATGGACGAAGAAGCACTGAACCAAGCAAAAGCAAAATCAAACGCTTTGGCTGAATTTGTGTCCGACAAAGTCAAGGCAGCAGCTGCCATGACGCGTTCAATTCCAAAAGTTTCAACGCGCATTGCTGAAGGTTCGAAGGTCAGCAAAACGTCCAAATTTGGTGAAATCAGTTATGGGTTTGCCCGTCAAAAGTTTTCAGGCGGCGGCACGACTCAACAACTTTGGGGTGGCGCTGAATTTGGTTCAAATAAATTTAAACAGTTTCCCCTGTGGTCAGGTCGCGAAGGAAAAGGTTCACGCGGCTGGTTTATTTATCCAACGCTTAGATCAGTGCAGCCCGACATCATCAAACAATGGGAAGCTGGCTTTTCTGAAATAGTGAAAAGGTTTGACTAATGGCTGGAAGTAGAACTTTAAAGCTCACCATTTTGGGTGACGTTGACAATCTGAACAAAAGCCTAAAGGTCGCAACCGACGACGTCGAAACCTTCGGCGACAAAATGGGCAAAGTTGGCAAAGTCGTTGGCGCAGCCTTTGCAGCCGCAGCCGCAGCTGCTGGCGCTTACGCAATCAAAATCGGCATTGAAGGGGTCAAATCAGCCATTGCCGACGAAAAGGCACAGACACAATTGGCTTTGGCTTTACAGAACGCCACAGGGGCAACCACTGCCCAAATAGCGGCAACAGAACAAAGCATTCTTCAAATGTCATTGGCGACTGGCGTCGCTGACGATCAGCTTCGACCAGCTTTGGGCAGACTGGTTCGTTCAACTGGTGACGTCGCTTCAGCTCAGGATTTATTGAACACAGCCCTTGACGTATCAACTGCCACAGGCAAACCGCTTGAAACCGTTGCAAATGCTTTGGGCAAAGCTTATGAAGGCAACACAGCAGCTTTGGGCAAATTAGGTTTGGGGCTTTCAGCTGCTGAATTGAAAACAATGTCATTTACGGACGTGCAAAACCGCCTGACAGAATTATTCGGGGGGGCAGCTTCAGCCAACGCTGAAACTTATGCTGGACGATTAGCACGGGTGCAAGTCGCATTTGACGAAGCAAAAGAAACTTTGGGAACAGCTTTATTGCCAGTGGTCGCTTATTTCATTGACTTAATTAACCGCTACGCATTGCCAGCAATTACAGCATTTGCTGACGCCTTCAGCGGTAAGGAAGGCGGGCTGACGACTTACATTTCAACAGTTGGGACTTTAATTAAGAACGTTTTCAGTCCTATTTTGGAAGGGTTGTTCAAAGCTTTTGGATACATCAAAGAAGCCGTTGGCGATAACTTAAAAGCATTTATGGAATTTGGTGGTTACATTGCGACCTATCTTGCACCAATTATTGGCGAAACTTTGGGCGGGGCTTTTAAGATCGTGGGCAAAGTTGCAGCTGGCGTCATTGACATTGTTGGCAGTGTCGTTGGTGCGATAAATAGGGTCATAAACGCAGCCATTGACGGAATCAACTTTTTAATTCGCGCCTATAACGCAATTCCATTTTTGGGCAATGTCAGTGAATTGGGCAAACTATCAACACCAACTTCAGGCTTTTCAACAGGTGGCGCACCCAGCGCAATCAGTGGCGGGGGCGGCACAAGCTTTGGGGGTGTTCTTTCGGGCTTAGGTTCTATTCAATCAGGGCTTGCGGGGGCAACTGCGGCTGCAACTGGCGGCAAAGGCGGGGGCGGCACAAGCATTCAAAGTGCGTTGAATACTTTGACAGCTCAGCGTGATGATCTAATTATCAAAGCCGAAATTTTGAAAACACAAATGGGATTGGTTCAACCTTCAGCTTTGGCAAATTTCCGCGCCAGTGAATCAGCCAGTGGTTCAATAATTAACATCAACGTGTCGGGGGCAATTGACAAAGAAGGCACAGCCCGCACAATCGCTGACACATTGAACAATTCGTTTTATCGCGGAACAGGTGGCGCAACTAATTTGGTGACTTCATGACTCAATGGTCACCCGTTTGGAAAGTCGAAATTGACGGCACTGAATACACGTCAGCTGTTTTGGCAAATTTGGTTGTTCGCAGTGGGCGTTCAAACATCTATGAGCAGGCACAGGCGGGTTATGTCAACATTCAGCTGATTGACGTCAATCAAACCGCATTGCCCGTCAACATCAACAGCACACTTTCAGTTTCAGTGAAAAATTCGTCAAACACATTTGTGCCAATCTTTGGCGGCAACGTGGTTGAAGTTGGGCTTGAAGTCCGTGACGTGGGTTCAACCATGTTCACACAGACTTATTCAATCATTGCTTTGGGTGCGCTCGCACGCCTGCCAAAATCGTTGACTGACGGCGTGCTGGCAAAAGATTTGGACGGGGTTCAAATTGCTTCAATCCTTCAACCTTTGCTGTTTGGATCATGGGCTTCAGTTGCAGGCGCATTGTCATGGGCTAATTACACCCCAACCACAACATGGGCAAACGCTGAAAACAACGGACTGGGCGAAATTGACGCTGGCAATTATGAACTAGCTGCGCGTTCTTCATCACGGACTGACGTCTATTCACTCATTGCAGCTTTGGCGACTTCAGGGGCGGGCACAATTGGCGAAGACAGTTTTGGGCGCATTTTCTACGCAGATTCCACGCACCGGTCAGTTTATTTGGCAACCAACGGTTACGTTGATCTAACAGCCAACCACGCCCGTGCCGCAGGCATACGCATTGAAACCCGTGCTGGCGACGTGCGCAACAATTTAACGGTCAAATACAACGCGACCAGTTCAGCCGAAGTGTCAGCCAGCGACGCAGCTTCAATTGCTGAATTTGGTGAGTTGTCGCAGATCATTACAACAACCTTGCACAATTCAGCTGACGCGACCAGTCAGGCAAACTTTTATTTATCGCTACGCAAAACCCCGCAGCCAATCTTTTCAGACATTACTTTTGACTTGACCAATCCTGAACTAGACAATGCAGACCGCAACAGCCTAATTGGCGTTTTCATGGGCATGCCTGTGGCGTTAACTGATCTTCCACTGAACATGAATAGCGGCACATTTCAGGGATTTGTCGAATCATGGGAATTTCGCGCCAGTTACAACCAGCTTGCAATTAGTTTGAACATGTCGCCATTGGCTTACAGCTTGCAGGCAATGCAGTGGAATAACGTCCCACTGACTGAAACATGGTCAAGCGTGTCGCCAACACTTGACTGGGAAAATGCGACAATTGTCGCCTGATAAGGAGAAAAACGAATGAGTAACCCAACCAGCAACTATTCGTTCCAAATGCCTACTTCGACGGATTTGGTCACGGATTTGCCAGCAGACTTCGAAGTGTTTGGTCAAGCTGTTGACACACAAATGAAAACCAACGCTGACGCGGCTATAGCCAAATCCATTGTTACAACTAAAGGCGATTTAATTGCTGCAACTGGCGCTTCAACACCTGCGCGTTTAGCAGTTGGAACAAACGGTCAATTTTTAAGTGCAGACTCAACTGCAGCAACAGGTTTAGCGTGGGTCGCAGGTGGTGGCTCAACATCATTTACATTATTAAACGCAGGTGGCACAGCATTAACTGGAGCGACAACTGTTACAGTTTCAGGAATTTCAAGTCAACAATCATTATGGGTTTATGTTTCAGGTGCATCTTCCGCAAATGCTAATGCCTACATCGGTGTCAGAATAAATACAGACACAGGTATGAATTACTATTACACAGGATTTAGAAATGGAATTTCAACTTCTGGATTTTCAGTTGTTGATCAAAATAACGACAACATTTTGTTGTTTCAAAACGCGGGAGCTTTAACAACAGGTTCAGCTTCAATTTTAATTGACGGAACAAAAGGTTCAGGAGTCAAAGTCTTTGATGTCAAAGGTGCTGGAGAAACTTTTGGATACAATACAAAAGGATACTGGAGCGGAACTGCTTCAGTTACAAGCATTTCAATAATTTCAAGCACAGGTAATTTAGATAACGGAACAGTCTATGTATACGGAAGCAGCAACTAATGAAAATAATCGAAAGAACACACAACATTGAAACAGGCGAAATTGTAGACATTGAACGCGATGAAACTGCAGCCGAAACAAAAGCAAGAATAGCCAAAGAAAAAGAAGCAGCGGCATTTGCAGAAGCAAAGGCAAAAGCCGAAGCAGACAAGGCTGCTCTTTTGGCTCGTCTAGGTTTAACCGAAGATGAAGCGAAGCTTTTGCTGTCATGAATTACCCAACTGGGACAGCTGCCGCTGTCGTCGAATTGGCTTTGGCTGAAGTCGGCACAATTGAAGAAGGCGACAACCTGACAAAATACGGCGCTTTTACGAAAGCCAACGGTTTGGCATGGTGCGGTTCATTCTGCAATTGGGTATTTCATCACGCAGGCGTAAAGCTTCATAATGTTGTTTCAACAGCTGTGGGCGCACACAAATTCAAAGAAGTATCGCGTTGGCATGAAACTGATCCACAAATTGGTGATTTGGCTTTTATGGATTTTCCACATGACGGCGTTGACCGAATTTCACACGTTGGCATTGTTGTGGGTGTCAATGGCAAACAGGTGACCACGATTGAAGGCAACACCAGCGGGACAGGCGACCAGCGCAACGGCGGCATGGTAATGGTGAAGGTTCGATCATTCGGGAGCGGCAAAGAAGTGGTTGGATTTGGGCGACCAAAATTCACCCCCTATAAAGGCGACTTTCCACAAGTCGTTGTTCCCGAATCGGCAGCAAAGCCGAAGAAAGAAGCAAAAAAATGGACAAAGCAAAAGCCCTAGCAGCTAGTTGGGCACGTTCATTCATGGCAGCAGCAATTGCTGTTTACATGGCTGGACAAACCAACCCAAAGGACATTGCAATGGCAGGTGTTGCAGCTGTTCTTCCCGTCATTTTGCGTTGGTTAAATCCAAATGACAAAAGTTTTGGCTTATCGGGGAAGTGAGCCAAAAATCGCGCGCGGGGGCATTGTTGTTGATCATGGCAACAATGCTTTCGTCGTGCGGTTATCAGGGGTGGGTTCGTTATGAATGCCAAGAATTTGAAAATTGGGAAACCGAAGAATGCCAAAAACCGCAATGCGTCCCAACTGGAACATGCGCTGAAGACATCATTGGCGACGATTTCAAACCGACACATGCGACGAAGAAGTCCTGAAGAAGTCCACGCCCAACTGATCTTGATTATCGGGTCAACGCTGGCGGCTGTTTTTCTCATTGTCACTTTGGGCATAACTTACGCGCTCATTTTTGTAACCCAGCCAATTGGTGGACAAGCACCAAATGACGCAGCTTTCATTGACTTATTGAAAACACTGGCGATTTTCTTGACGGGATCATTGGGCGGGGTGCTGGCAGGCAATGGGCTGAAATCTAAGCCAAAGCCACAGGACACGCCGAAAACCACGCAGGAAACTTGATTTTGTCAGCGTTGTGCTTCACCCTGAAGCCAAGAAACCTAACAACGGGTTTCTAGATTCGGGAGAACAAACATGTTGGATTGGACAACCGCCGAAGTTATCGGCACAAGCTTGTTGATTATTGTCACCGCTGCTTTATCAGGTGCAGTCGGATACGCCACAGGACACAAAGACGGGTCACGCGAAGGCTACACACGCGGGCGCGCTGTCAGCCGTCACTTATCAGCTAAGGCGGTCAAGTAATGGGATTCCTAGACAATTACGAAGCTGCACGCGAAAGAACAGACCGCTGGCTTCGCACATTCCCCAATGGCAGAATTGAAACTTCAATTGTGGATTTCAGCGCGGAAAAGGGTTACGTTCTAGTTGAAGCACGCGGCTATCGCACAGCTGAAGATTTACAACCCGCAGGCATTGACTACGCTTACGGGTATCAGGGCGCTTATCAAAAAAACATGGTGCGTTGGTTTGTGGAAGATACGGTGACAAGCGCAATTTTGCGTGTCATGCAACTGATCATGGGCGGGGCTGAACGAACAACCCGCGAAGTCATGGCGTCATTGGAAACAATGCCTGCAAAGGTTGCAAACGCTGAACCTGAAAAAGATTATTGGTCAACACCATTTGAAGAACAGCCTGCATTTAATGGGGCGTTTGAATCACAAGCTGCGGGAATCCCAACATTGGGCACAGCTGTGGACGAAATCAGTTCAAAGCTAGGTGGCGAAGTAATGCCCGAAGCACCAAAATGCCAGCACGGTCACAGAATTTGGCGTGAAGGCGTCAGCGCGAAAACGGGCAAAGCGTGGGCAAATTACAGTTGTGTTGAAAAGCGCAAAGCTGAACAGTGTCAGCCGTTGTGGTACGTCATGACCAGCAGCGGTCAGTGGAAGCCACAGGTGTGACAATGGCTGACTTCATGGAACTGATCAACCCACAAACCATGACTTGCACGCTGTTGTGTAATGGCGAAGTGGTTGACAAATACAAAGTTGAACGTTGTGACAACTGCGCAATGATCACAAAGCTTGACGATTTCGGCTATCAAAAAAAGGCTGGCGAAGAAAAGATTTTGTGGTTTTGCGGGGGTTGTCGGTGAAAATCACACTGACGCCACAGCAGCAGCAGGCGTGCGCATGGGCTGCATTGGTCAAAATGTCGAAGGACGACGAAAGTCTGACAAACGGGCGCAGGTATAACAATTCAATAAACTATTTTGAACGCATTGCTGAATTCACAGAATCAACAGCTAGTGAATGGGCAGTTGCGCTTTACTTTGGCATTGAATTTGACCCGTTTGAAATCAAATACAAAAACAAAGCTGACGTTGGTTCACGCCTTGAAATTAAGTGGACAAAATACGACGAAGGCTCACTGATCGTTCACGAATACGACAGACCGACTGACATTGCCGTTCTTGTCGTAGGCAAAGCGCCAACGTATCGGATCGCGGGCTGGATTCCAGTATCTATCGCCCAACGTGCCCGCTATCGCCACACAACACAGCCCAATTGGTGGATTTCACAAATCAACCTTCAACCCATTGAAAATCTAAGGCGGTCAAACTATGGACAAGCTGCAATTTGAATGTCGCGTGTGCAAGAAAATCACCGCGCAAATGATAAGGGTTGTCACTGACAATTTGCCGCCCAACGTTAAAGTGTTGCAGTGTGCAGTGTGCA